GTTCAGATCGCCGAAATCCTTGCGGGTGAAAACGCGCATTGCTGTCACAAAGTAGCCGTGCAATAAGCGCTACTCCCTTATTAACCCAAATCAAGTCGCCCGCCGGGCGGCTTTTTTTATTGGAATCCATTAAATGATTTACCAGCTTGGACAATTGAACAGCACCGCCCTCTCCGCTCCGGGCATCTATTTGCAAATTCAACCGCCGCCCACCATCGTCAACGGCGTCCCCTCCAATCTGCTGGCGCTGGTCGGCGTAGGTTCATGGGGCCCCGTCAATGCGCCTGTGCTGGTCGGTGCACCAAGCGATGTCAGCAATTACCTCGGCGCGATGCAAGTGCGCAAATACGATGTTGCGACCGCAATCGACGTCGCCTTCAAACAAGGTGCAACGGCCATCATGTATGTGCGCGTCACGGACGGCACGGATATGGCAGCCACCGCCACCTTACTCGATACCGCAGGCACGCCGGCAATCGGCGCTACGCTCACGGCCATTTATACGGGCACGGGCGGCAACGCCATGACGGCCTCGCTGTTGACGGGCACCAAGACGGGCACTTTCAAGCTCGTGATCACCCGGCCGGGCGTCACACCGGAAGTGTTCGACAATATTCCGGGAACGGGCGCGGTACTCTGGAGCAATCTGGTGAACGCGGTCAACAACGGCCAGTCGAATGTGCGCGGCCCGTCGCAACTGGTGGTCGCCAGCATCGGCCCGTCGGTTGCAGCGCCGAACATCAGCGCCAGCGCCGCATTTGCGGGCGGTCTGGACGGCACCGCAGCGGTCACGGACGCCACCTTAGTCGGCACCGACACGCTGCCGCGCAAGGGCATGTATGCACTGCGCTCCAGCGGCGCGCAGGTCGGCGCACTCATCGACCACAGCGACTCGACCGCCTGGAGCACCATCCTCGGCTTCGCGCTGCAAGAAGGTATCTATATGGGCGTGCAGGCTGCGCCTGGACAGTCGTATAGCGCGGCCTCGGCACTGCTGAATAGCGCCGGCGCCGATGGTTACGGCATCAAGGTGCTGGTCGGCGATTGGATCACCTATTACGATGCGGTGAACAAGCAAAACCGCCTGCTTGGCCCGACGGTGTTTTGGGCGGCCAAACAATCTGCGCTGGCACCGCACCTGTCCAGTCTGAACAAGATGCTGACCGGCATCGTCAGCACCCAGCGCACCGCGCAGAAATTGCCGTATAGCGGCGCGGAAGTCGGCGCGGCAAAAATCGCCCGACTCGACCTGATCACCAATCCATCGCCGGGCGGCAATTACTTCGCCATGCAGACGGGGGTCAATGCATCCAGCGATCCGGCCACCAACGGCGACAACTACACGCGCATGACGAACTACCTCGGGCTGACGCTTGCGGCTGCGTTCGGCAAGGTCATCGGTCAGAATCAAACCACCGATTTGCGCCGCGACGTGCAAACCGCGATGCAATCGTTCTTGTCCAACTTGTGGCGCCAGAACATGATCGGCGATGTGAATAACCCGACCACTGTGCCTTATACCGTCGAAATCGATGCAGCGAACAACCCGAGCCAGCAAGTGGCCAACGGTTATATGCAAGCCGATGTGTCGGTCAAATACCTGTCGGTAATCTTCTACTTCCTGATCAACTTGCAGGGCGGCCAAACCGTCGTGATTCAAACGCGCAGCGCCGCTGCCGCGTAAGCATTTTCTCCAACTTACCGAAAAGCCCGTAGAGCGGGCTTTTCTCTTTCCAGGGCTTAGATATGTCTTTGAATGGCTTTTCCGTTGGGCGTGATATTGCGCTCAACATTCAAACTCCGACGGGTGGTCTGTCACTCAACCTCATTACGAAATTCAGCGCCAAACCCGAAACCACCGATAAAAAGGTCAAGGGTATCGATGGCCGGACTCGCCATCTGAGTTTCCCGGATGGCTGGTCCGGGAGTTTCGAAGTCGAGCGGCAAGACAGCACCATCGACGACTTTTTCGCAGCCCAAGAAGCCAGTTATTACAACGGCAAAAGCGTCACCGCCAGCACCATCACCGAAACCATTACCGAAGCCTCGGGTGCGGTGTCCCAGTATCAGTTCACCGGCGTGATCTTCACGTACGACGATGCAGGCGATTGGTCCGGCGACGATAGCGTCAAGCAAAAAATCAAGTTCTATGCCGAAACCCGTATCAAGGTAGCGTAATGACCAAACTCAATGTCCGGACCCAGGGTAAAACGCCCTCCCAGGAACTGATCGCGAATACGGTTGCCGCGGTAGTCGTCACGACCGCCGCCGGCAGCAAGATCACGCTCAAGAAACCGGGAGTCTTGTCGCAATTTCGCCTGGTAAGAATGCTGGGCGATGCGGCTAAAAACCAAGTGTATGTCGGCATGGTGATGCCGCTGACCTACATTATCGAAATCGACGGTCATCCGGTGGCTTTCCCCAACAGCGAACGCGAGATTGAGGCACTCATTACGCGTCTCGATGAAAACGGCGTGACGACCGTGATGGAAGGGGTGCAAGCTCATTTCGGCGGCGAGGATGCTGAGCAGGTACAGGAAGAAATAAAAAACTAGCCACGTCTGTCCCGGTCGGCGAAGCGCTTTGGCTGGTTAAAAACGGTGTCCCGTTCGATGTTGCGTTTGCGCTGGATAGCACGACCCGCGCTGCGTTTGCGATCAAATTCTCCGAATTTGAAGGGCACCGTTTCAATTATCAAACCATGTCTTTTGAGGAGTCCAAATGAGCACCCTTCAATTTACAAGCCTGGGCAAATTCGCCGCCCACCTGCTGACTTTGCAGAACAGCATTGCGGATGAAATGGAGTTGGGACTGACTCAAGTCGCGCAACAGCTCACCGCGACCATGCTGGACGAACTGCTTACTTTGCAGCAAAGCTCGGACACCGATCCGACCACCGGCATTCCGCTTACGACCTCGCCGGCGACGGCTACAAGCGCAAGCGGCGCGTCATCGCCAGCCGCATCCGGCGATTCCGTGCAGGTCACGCAAGCCTTGCGCGACTCGATCGGCAGCGTGGTGACAAGCGACACGCTCGTAATCGGCTCGGACAGCGATACGGCGGTCGATCTTGAACTTGGGACAGACACCATCCCGCCCCAGCCCTTCCTCGGGCCGGCGGTTATACAAAACGAGGATCGCATCAAGGAGTTGCTCGGCCATGCGCTGGCCGCAGGATTATTAGGTCGTACGGAAGTTCCGTCGGTCTGACCCACGCACCGCGCGCAACCGGCTCCTCCGAGATATAAGCCCACAGTACATCGCTTCAGAAAAATAGCTGCATGACCCCGGCACGCATGTTTTGACGTTTCTCAACGTCGCTCGACACGCGCTCGCCGGGCCTCCGGCTGCGCGCACGTCCCGAGGTGGACCGCGGCAGCATGAGGTCGCCCGCAGCGACGCCAGGACGTCGCGCTGGCACAGCATGCATCGACTCAATTCTGAGGCTGCATTTAAAGGACGGTTTCATGTACGAAGCCTTCAAAATAGGCGTTAGCATCGGCCTCATCAACAATGCGTCACTGGGGCTGGCCGCATTATCCAAAGATTTTTCAAAAGCTGAGGCACAAGCCTCACTGCTGCAAAAACGCATCGACGCCTTACAGAATTTAGGAAAAATCGGCAGCTCGATGATGAGCTTTTCGAGCAGCATCAATGTCATGCTCAAAGCGCCGTATGAAGCGGCAAAAGCATCCGAGCTGCAACGCCAGAAAATCACAGCATCCAAGCTACCGCCGGCTACTCATGCGCGGATCTATCCCCAAGCGCATACGCTGGCGCAGAGCAAAACCGGCTCGACAAGCAGCGATAACACCGGTTTCATCGGAACTTTGCTGAGCGCGCTCGGTAACCTGCCGCAAGCACTGCAACTTTCCGGCAAGCACCAAAAATCCTCTCGTGCCGCGCCCGTTAAAAATCACGGAAAATCCGTAGAAGGACGAGCCGGCAACGCGGCCAAAGCAAAGGGGAAACGCGGTGCGCACAGCGCCGGCAAAGCCTATGCAAGCTTTGACCCGGAATCTCTATACGCGAAGTTCGCGGCCTATATACAGGCAAAGAGTACGTCCGTCGTCGGCACTCATGCCACCGCCTATATGGGCAGCATGGTGAAAAGCCACATGGGCAAGCGCGGTTCCGGTACCCGCAGCGGCGCCAGCCCCCTGATTAACCGCGCACAGGAATATAGTCAGCATACCAAATCGAAACAGAAGCGCAACACGGCAAACGGTGTCTTGGCTCACGCGGCGAAAACACCGAAAGGCGCTAAGGGTCAAGCCGCAGCGCCCCGGCAAAATTTCCTGACAGCGATAAATGGGTTGCCGGTGCCTGCGATTACGGCAGGCTTGCAACAGTTCTCCGATGCGCTAACCAGCCTCGCTCCTATCGTAGCCAAGCATCCCGCTCTGGTCAAAGCTCTCGCCTATTCATTGACCACCTTGCAGGCGGCGATGACGATCGGCGAGAACGTGATGAATGCCATCTCGATGTTCAACGAACTCGCAGGGATCTTGGGTGAAATCAGCAGCGGAGCGAGTAAGCTCACCAAGATAGGGGAAATCGGCGCCGGCGTTGCGAAACTGGCGAGCTCATTCTCGCTGGTCGGCCGTGGCCTGACCGTACTGCGCAGCGTTGCCTCGATCGTCTCGGTGGCATTGGAAGTACTCGCTATCGCCGGTCGCGCCTTGTTCGCCACGCCGATCGGCTTGGTGATTATGGCCATTGCCGCCGCGGCGTACTTGTTATGGCGCAACTGGGGCACCATCGGACCCATGTTGTCCGCGACTTGGGACAAGATAAAAAACGGCTTCGAAAGTTTCGTAGGCGGGATA